TGCATTGAGCGCAGCCGCAGCCCGGCATACTGGCCTTTGATCTGCTGGGCGGTTGCGGTTTCGCTGGCCAAAGTTTGGCCTCGGATAATGTCACTAATGCCGGTAATCTCGTATATCTGGCCTTTTATGTCCTCCCGCGCCCGGTAGCAGTTCAGCAGCGCATTCGCCAACATGTCGATCGGCAAGATGTCGATACTGCCTTTCAGCCCGCCTTTTTCGCTAAATGCCATCCATTTATCGACCGGAATCAACGAGTTGTTGTCGCCCTCGGTTAGCAGCCGTTGCAACGCAGGCTGGCTGGCATCGTAAACGCCGCGGATCCTCAGCGCCTTCACCAGCCCGTCAATTCTGTCTGACAGAATATCCAGTTCGTTGGCCTGGTCTTGGTAAATCACGAAATCCGGCACAGGAATTAGGCTGTCGCTTGTGGTGGTGCTGTACAGCGGTCGAGCACATGGAAAAAACTGGTCCAGCTCCAGCGGATCGTCGCGTTCGTCTATCAGCGTCGGATGATTCTTCGACAGCCAGTAGACCTTGCCCGATTCCTTGTCCCACAGCTCGCATATCTTTGCCCTGGTGCGCTCTTTGGTGCTTTGGCCATAGGTCGCCAGCGTTTCGGCGCCAGAGTCCAGCGGGATAGACTTCGCCATCTTTGCGCCAAACCGTTCTGTCAGGGCTTCTTTGGTCATATAGACCCAGCGCCAGACGCAGGTTACTTCTTCCCAAGTGCGTGCGACAGAATGTCCGAAATCACGCCAATACACGTAATCCGTGGGTGCACACTCATACTCTATTTCTTCCTGCGGCTCGGTTTCGCCTGCGGTGTAGTCTTGATTTTCGGGCTTTGGCGCGCCTTCTGGCGTCTGGCCTTCGGCACTCTCATTCTCAACATCCTCCGTGATTTGCAACCCGTCCTCTGGCATGTCCATTTGCCTTACATGCGGCTCGTAGCGCACCCAAGCAGTGCCGCGGCCACCGAGAAACCGGTCCTCAACAGCGTGCTTCATAGTTGACCGGAAATCTGGATAGTGCTCGATCTCAAAGTCCAGTGCGCGCTCGATAAGCGAACCAGCAACCCGGCCAACAGGATCATTGTCACCGAACCGGCGTTGTGCGACCGCTTTGGGCAGCTTGGCGTAAACCGCCGGAATCAGCGTCTGCACGTTTGACCACAGGATGTTGAATTTCGCGGTTTCGTTTGTGTTCGAGTTGCGGTTGTCGTCGCGGTAGCGTTTGACGATCTTGGTTGCTCTCGCTTCCCACTTCTTGAATTCGTTGTCGTACTGGCTGATTACGTGCAGCCATTTATCAACGCCGGTGCTGGTATTTTCCATTTACTTATTCCTGTTCGATATTGCCGCCGCTTTTGCTTTAGCTTCGGCCTTGCTGCTTGCGCCCCATGCCCGCAGCGCAAGTGCCAACCGCGTCGGCTCGCCGTTCTTTTCCATCGGACCAGGCATGTTGCCCATGCGGGCAAGGAAACTGGCCCGCCGCGGGTTGTCGCCAGCCTTAACCGGCGGCTTAAGTTCTCCGCCTGTTTCGGCCTTGTAGCTCGCTCGGCCTGCTGCGTTTAGTCCGCCAGCAGGATTCTTGCCCTCTTTGCGCGTCCAAGCTGCGGTCATTTTTTTTTCTCTGGCTTTGCGGTCTTGGCTGATTCGCGAAAAGCGTCAGCAGCAGGCGCCCCAGGCGTGCCGGGCTTACGCATTTTCTCGCCTGACCCCGCCTTGATGCGTTCCTGCTTGGCAAGGATGTTGGCATACAAGCCGGGTTTGTTCATCATGCGCTGAAGATCCCGACTGCAACGACTGTGGCGCCCGCGCCGGTGGTAATCTTCCACGGTCCTGTGACCGCAGCCATGTTTACTTCTAGGCTGATCGGCCCTATTACCGCACTCGCTGCGGTGCTGATAACAATGGATGTCGAACCGTCGATCAGCGTCACGCCTGCGCTGGCAACGGTGATGACGTTGATTAGAAGCCGGTGCACGTAGTCACCAGCTGCGCCTGTGCCGCCCAATACTTGCGCGGTTTGTGATGCCGCCACTGTTTCATACTGATACCGATACGGATTGTTAACGCCACTCATAATCTGCCACTCCTGGTTGTTTTCATAGTTGCCCACATATCGTTCAATGTGACGGTGTTTTCTGGCCCGACCATTAGCGGTTTGACCACATCTGGCGGCTTGACGGTCGGCTCGGCTCGCCAGGCTATCGCTAACATTCTCATTGCGTCTGCCGGGTGCGAGCAGTTATGCACTATCGCCCCATTCGCTAAAGCAAATTCTTCTGCTTCCGGCACCGTCAAACACCAAACATCAGCCTGACTGTTTAGCTTTTTGACGTTCTCGATAACGAGCTGTTGCGGCTTTATCAGCGCCGCGAGCGCGATATGCAGCAACTTTACAAGCAGATGTGCAATATTTTTGACTGGTTGCTTGCTTGCGAACCAAAGCCATGAACAAAACTCCGCAATGCAAACATGGATGCTCTGCGCGTGTTGTTTTTGTCCATGATTCTTGTCGTTCTGCGTGCCGCTTATGCCACAAACGCCCTTCTTCTGACTGGTGCCAAGCAGTAGCCGCATCTCTGGCCGATTGCGTAAATGATTGTTTTGGCTGTTTATGCCAAGTTTCTGAAAGATGGATTTTTGCAGGAATACATTCAAGGTTGGCGATGCAGTTATTTTTTGGGTTGTTGTCCTTGTGGTGAATATGACATCCATCTGGAATAGCGCCAAACGCGCTGCGCCAAGCATCGCGGTGCAGTTTTTTGCCGCCGCGTGATAGATATTTGTCACTAGGCCACAAACGGTATAAGCCGCCATCAAAATACTGCGTGATGGGGTCAAGGCTGATTGGATCAGCGTATTCGGCAAAAGGGATTCTGCGGATATCCACCCGTTCGCCGTTTTGAATAAATGATCCGGCGTGCATTTCACCGAATACCCGTTTGCGAACAGCACCTCCACAAGTGAGGCATTTTTCCTCGTCACACGAGGATTGATGTATCGCTTCCAGCCACATGATGTTAGAACCTCACCAGAATAAGGAAGATTCATTATCTGATGCGTTCCGTAACGTGTCAATACACTAGTATCTCCAGTAAAACACCAGTCATGCCGCGGCGTCTGCCTAAACGCCTTCTTGTCCTCGTCAAACTCGCGCTGATACTGGCGCAGCGCCTCGATGCCCTCGGCGCAATGTTCCACGTGAAACCATGTATTCGGCAGCATCTGCCGCACTGCCTGGATGCCGTCCTGCACGCTCAAGTCTGGCACGATGGCCAGGTTGTTGATGCCCAGGTATTCGGCCATTTGCTCGATGATCGATTTGCCCTGCGCTGCTAGGGTCTTGGCTTTGGCGTCGTGCGGCAGGTAGTGCTTACCGTACTTGTACGGCTTGCCAGTCACCGTGGCGCATATCTCGGCAATGTTGGCGCCAGACACCGCGTGATAGTCAATAACATGAATCTCGCCGCGGATTACCTGATAGAACCAGATCGCGGTATCGTCCCTATAACCGAGGTCGAACGCCGTATGAACTGGGACTTCGGGCTGGTAGTCAACCTGGCAAATCCGGCCCTGCTCGGTCGCCTCGCGCATCTCTGTGCCGTAGAACGCGCCAAGGATAGCGGCCTCAAACGAGCACTCATACTCCTGGTCAAACTGGTCCTTGCTCAGTTGCGACTTGGCGGCATCCAGCTCGGTGGCCGGCAACAGCCCTGACCTGCTGGCCGGCAGCTCAAGCAGGAACCAATCATCGCGTAGTCGTTCAGCAGTCTGCTTTATATCCCAAAACTGATTCTTGCCCTTTGGAGTTCCACCAAACACCGCCCAACCCTGCCGGTCAGATAGCGCCGGGCGAATGACGTTACCCCAGACGCTAGGCTTGAAGTCGCCGTACTCGTCCATAAATATGCCGTCAAAGCCCAGCCCACGCATTGCATCTGCGTTGTCGGCGCCAAACAACCTGACCTTGCTGCCGTTAATCATGTCCACGGTCAGCTCAGACTCGTTGGTGCTGGCGGCCGAAGTTGCGCTGAAATGTTTTAGGTAGTCCCACGCCACGGATTTAGCCTGGCTGCGAAA